GCCAACGCACGCTCAACATAATCAACCTTGATCCTGTCAATCGCAGCAGTCACATCAAAATCATCAGGATCAACAGACACTTGTTCGGGTAATGTCGCAGGATTAGCCTGACGCCAATCCTCGTTTACCCGCAATCCATGATCAATCTCATCAATAAACCGCAACATATCACTCTCGGTAACAATGCCGTTTAACCTATCCCGAACATAATGCATGCACATTGTATCATCCATTACTCTTATCCTTTTTTACTTTTAAAATATACTCGTGATCAATCACGCCCAACTCAGGATCACCGCAAACCATAGGATTAATCCACTTGCGTTCCTTCACACGACCAAACGTATCCTTATAAACACGCCAATGACCACGCCGAACATGTTGACGCTTCGGAGAGCCATGACCTGTATACAACTGCTCGTAAACATTTACGCCACGCTTCGGTAACTCAATCTCAATTACCTTGACCTCACTCTTTGGAACAACGCGACCCCAACGAATGGCACTAACTTTCTTCGGTGCAGAAACTTCCCGAACAAATCTTGGGTAATTTAACAACGAAAACACCGCAATTAAAAACCTCAAGTCTCCCTCCATAGCATGACAAGACAAATCCAACATCTGACTAATAATATTTGGATTTTTCATAATCGGCTGCATGTCTTGACACGCAAAAAAATCATGCGGGTTAATTTGCAGGTTTGATGTCCACTTTAAAAATTCATCAGCCGCACCATCATTATTATTAATATAAGCTCGACCCATCAAAGCGCCCATAACGTTAGCTCTAGTATCTTCATTTTCTCGATCACTCATAAAGCTATCTTCGCCAACTTGAAACTTGCTAGACTTTAATGAAACAGGCTCATCTAAATTGTTCGAAAATAAGAATGAACACATAGGACCAGTAATCTTTGTAACATTAGACGCACTATCCAAAGGATCACACATCACCAGAGAATACTCAAAGCAACCATTGCCATTGTTGCGGATTAAATAACCAAGCCTATTTGCAACGCTGTCGCGGTTATCATCTAATGGAATACCAGTCTTTTCGAAATTGTCTTGAATACAATCAAAACGCTTTAACTCATCCCACTCAATCCACAAAGTATCAAACGCAGGAATTGCGCGTTCAATCAACTTTGCAAAATACTTCGGGTAAGAAAAACTTAACGCAACAGCGTGCTCAACAAAATTGTCGGACAACTTCATGCGTTCAGCCTTTGCCATGTCATTGCGAAACGAACGAATAGCAAAATCACCGCGCTTGCTCTCTCTGTAAGAGTGCATAGACTTTTTCGGAACTGCCAAGCCAGACAATACCTCGTTATAAAGATCAATTCTCAAACTGCGGTCAGCTTTTTTGATTGGAAATCTTTGTTTTAAAAGCTCACCAGCAGGAGTAAGAGAAACATTGTTCCCGTCTTGATTAATAAGACCGCCCTCCTCAAGATCGTTTAACAAATTTTTAGTTTTGTTCGGGTCAAACGATTTAGAAGCCTTCTTAATAATATCATCCCTAGAAATAACCATTACCAACGCTCCCCAAATACCTTGCGAAATACCTCGTCAAGCATCTTATCCATATCTTTCTCACTCATCATCAGACTCCAACTCACCGTAACCCGAACAAGTTTCACAATCGTCCATCACGGTATCTAAATAACCAACGTCACGATTAAAGCCGTGTGGTCGGGGCAGGTCATACTCAACCCGCCCCTCCCCATCACAATCGGGGCAAACAACTACGCCCATGACATAACAACCCCAACCAATACCGCGCCAAGCGTAAAGCCCAACGCCGTCCACTTAATGCGGTTGAACTCCACGTCAGGAATATCCAACAACTCAACCAACTGCTGTTCAGGTGTTAGCTTTGACTTCGGGCCACTCGGTCCAGCCTGCCCCAACTGCCTGCGCATGTTGTGCAGCTTAACATTCAAAGCCTGCGGATCACGGCCCAACTTCGCCGCAATATCCATCGGGCTAATGCCCTTGCTCGTCATGTTTAAAATCATGTTAACTTCTTCAATTGTATAGCGTTTCATAATAACTCCTCTAAATGCTAGACATGTCCCATCTTATCCCAGATAAAATAATTTGTCAATAAGAAAATTTATGTCGGGGAAATAAAAAAGCCCCCGACGCTAAAAGGACATGCATCGGGGGCGAGTCTAGTATTGAGGCAGAAAGGACCAGACATGCATCCTTTCTGTTCCTAATCTATAGCATGGGAATATTTGGGACGCAACAGAAAAATGCAGATTTAGTGCAAAAAAAACTGGTCGAGTTTTGCGCCTACATAAACCCGTCAAATGTTCGGGTTGTAATCGACGGAATAAAAAACCCGCGAAAAACCGCGGGTGAATCGTGAGCCTTTTTGCGTCATACTCAGGACGCGAGAAAAAACCTATTCGGCTTCGTACTTCTCTTGTTGGTAATCACTCCACAAGGCGAACAACTTTCTAAAAGCCTCCTTCGCCTCGTCGTCACTATCGCAATACGGGCGCAAAATATCAAGCGCCTCGTTCGGAATTTCACTGTCTTTAATCATCACATCCACTCCATTGATACAGATAAAATCCAAAGTAAAACCAGAGCAACAGAAGCCGCTCCGATTAACCAATCTTGCCAGTCGCCCCAGTCCATCACGCTGCAAGCTCCGCATCTTTTGCCGCCGCTCGTAAATACCAATCATCAAGACCAAAATCACGATACCCTTCGGAAATCATGTCATAATAGTATTTGCTCGGCTGGCCCAAATCACCCTTGTTGCCGTTCATGTCATAAATCAACCACTCGTTATTGACCTTGCGCCGATCATAAAGATCGGGGAAACCCTCCAACTTGTCCAACGCACGCAAACAATCATGCGTAATTTCCCACGCAACGACAGGTAAAACCATGTCAATATCATGCCGAAAATCAGCAACACCACGAAAAACCAAGCGGTGGTCAGGTAAGTAAAAGCCGCCCATAGGCTTGGCCTTCGGGCATCTCGCCGCCATAGCAGCGCGGTTCGTATTCATTCCATATGCTAGATAATACATATCTTCTCCTTCTCTAAAAAATGGGGGCCGAAGCCCCCAAACCTTATGCAACTTTGCGCCACTCTTGTTCGGCTTCCTTGATATAATCCTCAATCAAGTCACAAGCATCATCTGCAAGCTCATCTGTGAAAACACGCAAAAAATGCTTGTAATCAGGGTAAGGCGGTTGAAAGCCTTTCGTGACATCAATGGTCTTGAAATAATCAACGATGCACTTTTGAGCATAACCGTTCGAACACTGCGCATCATGCGCCGTAAAGCGAACAAATTGATTGATAGTCCAACGGTTCAACCGCTTGCGCCAACCTTTTTCACCACCGTTAATAATCGCCTTCAAATCAGCAATGTTTGAACGGTAGTGATGCTCACCTAAATAAGAGCCATCTAACCAGCAACGAAACATGCGCCGCGTAACGTGGTTGCTGTCCGAAGCCCAAACGCCGTCAAGGTCGCGGATGATACGGTTTTTAATTTCTGCGTGTGCCATAGCTTTTTTCCTTTCATACTAGACATGACCATATATACCCACACCATATGCGCATGTCAACATATAAAGATAAGTTTTTTTATCTTTTTTTGGGCCATTGATTTTAAACGATAATTTACGGTAAACGATTTTACAGTATTTTTTACCGTTTACCGTAATACTGTAAATTTACCAACAAAATCAACAGGTTAAGGTTTTACAGTATTTACGGTCAATTTGCTGATTTACTGTAGATTATTGTTTAAAATCAAAGGTTTATTTACGGTAAAAACCCTACCCCCTATAGGGGGGGATATACAAATCCCCCAACTATTACTTTTAACGCGCCGCGTACTGTTCGTTTTAGGTGTGGGATCTCTTGGGTGCTTTTGGGCTTGCGCCGTAGCCGCAGCAGCGGTATCCTCAAAGCACGATAAATTATTCGGGTTGCACAGCAAATGCCAAAAGTCGGTGAACAAATAGCCAAAGGGGAAAAACGACTAACCCCACCGCAGCAGAAGTTTCTGGATAACTACATCCATAAAGACATGACGCAAACCGCAGCAGCACGGGCAGCAGGATATAAAAACCCAAACGTTTCAGCCGTGCAGCTTCTCAATCATCCGCGAGTCAAAGAACGCATGGAAGAAATGCGGCAGGAACTCGAAAGCAAATACGGAGTGTCTGTCACCAAATCTGTTCGGGATATGCAACGCCTCAGAGATGAAGCATGGCAGGCAGGGAACTTCGGTGCAGCAATCAAAGCAGAGGAACTACGCCTAAAGGTCACTGGCCTCATGGTCGCCCGTAGCCATGTTACACACGAACACGTTGATAACCTCAGCAGAGAACAAATCGTCGAACAACTGCAAGAATTTATGGATCGCGCTAAAAATAGAATGATCGACGTAACACCAACAGAAAATCCCACAAAACCCGAACAAATCCCTATAACGGATTGTAGCGGCGAAGCCGCGGAATAACGGTTGCGCCCCGTGCGGGGGTCGGGGCGGGGCCTCAGCCCCCCAGAATCGGGCCGTCAGGTGGGGTTGTGTCG